CTACCTTGGAGAAGGAGGGGATTACTACGATTGTTGATATGGGTGACACCTTCGACAGCCGTAAAGGTATCGATTTTTCTGCCTTACAATGGTCAAAGTTAAATTACTTTGATCGTCTTAGAGATATGGGATGTAAGGTTCATACTATTGTTGGGAATCATACAGCATATTATAAGAATACAAATGAAGTAAATGCTATAGATTTACTTCTTAGAGAATATGATAATGTAAAAGTATATGCAGAACCTACTGAAATAAAAATAGATAAGTTAAATATTTTGATGGTTCCTTGGATATGCCAAGAGAATGAGAAGAGAACGTTTAAAAAATTAGAAAAGACTAAGTGTGATGTAGTAATGGGACACTTAGAACTTAATGGTTTTACTGCTACTCCAGGTCATAAGATGGAGCATGGTACTGAGACACCTATTTTTGAAAGGTTTAAACGTGTCTATTCAGGACATTTTCATATTAGATCTAATATAGGATCCATATATTACTTAGGAAATCCTTATCAAATGTATTGGAATGATTGGGATACTACAAGAGGATTCCATCTTTTTGATACTGATACATTGGAACATACTCCTATTAATAATCCATATAATATCTTCTATAAGATTTTTTATGATGATACACCATATCAAACCTTTGATACTAGAGAATATGAAGGTAAGATTGTAAAAGTTATTGTTCGTAAAAAAACTGATACTAAAAAATTTGAAAAATTCATCGATAAGCTGTATAATTCTAATGTAGCAGAAGTTAAGATTGTTGAAAATTTTGACTTTGGTGGATGGTATTTTACAGATGATGATGAAGCATTTGAATCTGAGGATACCATGTCCATTCTCAATAGGTATATTGAGGAAGCAGAAATAACTCTTGATAAATCTAAAGTATCTAAGATGTTACAAGATGTGTATCAGGAGGCATGTGAGTCTGTTTAATGTTTATCTTAACTATTGCTGGTAAAGAGAAACAAGGTGCTTATTCTGTACCAGATGGAGAAGGGGATCAAATCCTTTATCTATTTGAAGAAGAAGATGATGCTCTTAGATATGCTATGATGTTAGAGGAAGATGATTACCCTGAAATGCATGTGCTTGAAGTTGAAGATGAAATTATGATTAAAACTTGTGAATCTCATGGATATAACTATACAGTTATTACATCCAATGATATTGTAATTCCTCCAGCAGATCATGATTTTATTTGAAAAAGTACGTTGGAAGAATTTTCTGTCAACAGGAAATCAATATAGTGAGATGGAGCTTAATACCCATTCTACCAATTTAATTGTTGGTACAAATGGTGCTGGTAAGAGTACAGTATTAGATGCTTTAACTTTTAGTTTATTTGGTAAACCCTTTAGAAAGATTAATAAGGGACAGTTAATAAATTCTACTAATGAAAAGGATTGTAATGTAGAAGTTCAATTCTCTATTGGAACAACTGAATGGAGAGTAGTAAGAGGTATTAAACCAAATAAGTTTGAGATTTGGAGAGATGGTAACTGTTTAGATCAATTTGCCAATTCTAATGATCAGCAGAAGTGGTTGGAACAGAATGTAGTTAAGATGAACTATAAGTCTTTTACTCAGATTGTTATCTTGGGTTCTAGTGCTTTTATTCCTTTCATGCAATTGACAAACAATCATCGCAGAGAGGTGATTGAAGATCTTTTGGATATTAAGATTTTCTCTTCTATGAATAATGTTATTAAAGAAAAGATACGTTCTATTAAAGAAGAAGTAAAAGTTCTTTCTCTTAAGAAAGAATCTTTAACCGATAAGATTGAGATGCAAAAGAAGTTTATTGAAGAAATAGAATCTCGTGGTAAGGAAGATATTGAAGATAAGAATGGAAAGATAAAGACTTTGCAAATTGAAGTGGATACTCATATAGAACATAATGAGTTAACAAATTCTAACATTTCAGATTTAGTAAAAGAACAGGAGAAAGTAACAGGTGCTACAGAAAAGTTAAGGAAACTTGGAGGATTAAAAGGTAAGATTTCTAATAAGGTATCAACCATTACAAAGGAACATAAGTTCTTTACAGATAACACGGTTTGCCCTACATGTCATCAAAACATACAAGAGGACTTTAGAATAAATAAAATCGACGATGCTCAAAATAAAGCAAAAGAGTTGCAATCTGGTTATAAAGAACTAGAAGAAGCAATTAAAAACGAAGAAGAGCGAGAGCGTCACTTTACTGCCCTATCGAAGGAGATTACTACACTAACGCATGGCATTTCTAAAAACAATACTAGGATATCTGGGTGTCAACGACAAATCAGAGATCTTGAATCGGAAATTCAAACAATTACCGAACAACTTGCAAACAGAAATACTGAGCATGAGAAGTTAACCACCTTTAAGGACAATTTAACAACTACATACGACGACCTATCTTCTAGGAAGGATAATACAAACTATTATGATTTCATGTATAGTTTGTTGAGGGACGGCGGAGTTAAATCTAAAATCATCAAGAAGTACTTACCTTTAATTAATCAACAGGTTAATAGGTATCTTCAGATGATGGATTTCTATATTAATTTTACACTTGATGAAGAGTTTAACGAAACTGTACAGTCTCCTATCCATGAGGATTTTTCTTATGCTTCTTTTTCTGAAGGTGAGAAAATGAGAATAGATCTAGCCCTCTTGTTTACTTGGAGAGAAGTTGCTAGAATGAAGAATAGTGTCAATACTAATCTTCTTATTATGGATGAGGTATTTGATAGTTCGTTGGATGGTTATGGAACTGAAGAGTTCCTTAAAATTATTCGTTTTGTTATCAAGGATGCTAACATATTTGTGATTTCACACAAGACAGGTATGGACGAAAAATTTGATAACGTGGTAAAATTTGAAAAGGTAAAAGGATTTAGTAGTATAGTATGAAGATTTTAGTTACAGGGCATAAAGGTTTTATTGGAAGCCATGTATATGATTATTTTAAAAATGAATTAGGTGATGAATTTCAGGTTGATGGTATTGATTTCCCTGATGATATAGGAGATTTTAAAACTGATGAGATATATGATTGCGTAATTCATCTTGCAGCCTTTGCTGCTCTTAGAGATAGTATAGAGAATCCTAATAAGTTCTGGGAGAATAATGTAGAGAAGTCAAAACCTATATTTGATTATTGTAGAAAGAATAATACACGTTTACTTTATGCTAGTTCAGCAGGAGCACATGGGTGGTGGATGAATCCTTATGCTATTACCAAAAAGGTAAATGAAGTGCAAGCCCCTCCTAATAGCGTAGGAATGCGTTTCTTTAATGTATGGGCAGAGAAAGATAGTAGATCTGATATGTTGTATAGAATGCTTCAGGAGAACACTGCTAAGTACATCACAAGGCATGAAAGAGATTATATCCATGTGAAAGATGTTGTGAGAGCAATTGGGTATTTGATGCCAAGTACTTATAATGGTCCTATTGATGTAGGAACTGGATGGAAAACTTCTATCTTAGAATTAGCGAAGGCAATGGGTAGAGATCTTCCTATAAAAGAAGATACACCAGGAGAACCCGACAGTTTATGTGCTGATACAACTGAGTTACGTAAATTGGGATGGTATCCTACCATTAATATAATGGATCATCTTAATGGCAACGTATAAGCATTCATCTGGAAAGAGATTTCTTTTTGTTCATATCCCTAGAACAGGTGGGAGATTTATTGAGGTTAACCTGGAAAAGAATGGATGGGAAGTAGAACCAATTGATCAATATGGTATTCCCCATTATCAACATTCCTTTATAGATGATTGTGAAATTGCACATTTTCACAGAGATCTTTATAAAAAATATTGTGATATAGAAGGTATAGAACAGATTGCTGTTGTTAGAAATCCTATTGATAAATTTTTCTCAGCATCTACTTATCTTATTACAGTATATGGAAAAGAAATACAAGAGAAATTGGAAGACTATGATCAGATGGTATCTATTATAGAGAACTTTCCTATGTCAGAAACTCTTAGTTGGTGGAGACCACAGGTAGATTTCGTTACAGACATTACTCATATATGGAAATTTGAGGATGGATTGGGTACAAACTTTGGAGATTGGGTGAGTGAGAAATTGGGAGTTCCTTTTGAGATTGATAAGTATGCTAATTATGCTATGAATCGCTATGAGGGATCTTTTAAGCTTGACAGGACACCTAAACTTATAGATAAT